GTAGCACCATCAATAACGCCAACAGGGGTAAATGAAATCTCTACACCTGACACTTTATACAGAAAGATCTACATTGATAGTAAAGGACGATTAGTTTGGGTTAGCCCAGACAAGTTAACGTCCCCTGTAATACAAAATGCATCAACTTCTGTATGGGGTATTATTAAACCAGGGGATGGTGTCAACATTGATTCAAATCATGTTATCTCAGTTAGTACCTCGTTTGCAAATCCATCAAATGACGCCACCACCAGCGTTAAAGGTATTCTTAAGGCGGGCACCAACGTCAGCGTCACGGCAGGAGTCATCTCAATACCTAACGCCACAAATTCTAACCTTGGGGTCGTTAGCGCTGGAAGTAATATCTCAATAAGTAGTGGCACCATTTCAGTGGCCACCGCGACCACCTCAAACTTAGGTGTTGTCAGCACAGGCACAAACATAACCAATACCGCGGGGGTCATCTCAATTCCACTTGCATCAACCTCTGTCAAGGGATTGGCGCAGATAGGAACAGGACTAAACGTCAACGCTGGAATCGTTTCATTTGTCGCAAGTGAAATACCACTGGCCACCACATCATCACTTGGAACCATTCAGGTAGGTAGTGGATTGCAGGTAAGCGCTGGAACCGTCGGTGTAAACACATCTTCTTTTCCAATCGCGTCATTGACTACAAAGGGCATCGCGCAGATAGGAACAGGATTATCAGTGACAGATGGAGTTTTATTTGTAAGCCCATCAGACGCCAGCGCTGGAAATAGAGGCTTCGCGCAGATAGGTGTTGGTTTAGATGTTAGCGATGGGGTCATCTCAGCGCCATCAGCAACCCCTACTTCATTAGGAATAGTTCAAGCAGGTGTTGGCTTTAACGCGGACAATGGCACGATCTCTGTCAATCCACCTATCGCGACCACGTCAGCGATTGGAATGGTAAAGGTTGGTAATTATCTAAGCGTAAGTAGTGGGTCAATATCAACTACATCCATCGCGACAGGAAGTACCTATGGTATGATAAAGGTAGGTGCTGGACTAAACGTTAACAATGGGGTACTTAGCACGTCAAACGTTGCAGATGCAACCTATAGTTCAGTGGGAACCATTAAGGTAAATCCTACCTATGGACTGACGGTGGACACGACTGGTCTTTTAACCCATGACTCAAGTGACTTTCTAAAGGACAGACAAGGACCCATCTGTCAAAAGATCTTAAGCAGCGCATCTCGTGCAGGTGAGATATATTGGAACGCATATTGGAGTGGAAACTATCCAATAATTTCCATCTACAGACCTGATGATCCAGTTGATTATACTTATGTCATTCCAGATAAAAATTATTATCTTCTTTCAGGTAGTGACGTAGGTAGAAGTCTTTGGTTTGACGTCTTTCGTCCTGGAGAGATTTACTTTGTCTTTAGCCGCGTTGCACAAACAACAGGATATCAGGTTAAGTGGCCGATGGTCTATGAAATGTATCAGGGTACCTTACAAAATGTCACGCATCCTCCAATATTTCCAACTTATCCTACAGGGTTTACAAAAAATGGTGTTGAATCGTTTTTTTCAAACACCTTGTATAACGCAACGATGGGATTTACCATTCTTAGCAATGGTGTAAAAACATACTTTTTTCCAGATTAATCTTTACATAGGAATTGACCATGACACAAGCAACAACATCATCTCTTGGAGAGATTCAACTTTCTGGAGATCTAACAGGAACAGCCACCTTTCCAGAATTAAAAACAATAAGTGGATTGACCGCTGGTGAATACACCATTCCTAAGGTGACCATCGACACCAAAGGTAGGATCACAAGTTGCGTTAATTCAACCGCGGGAGATTTTTACGCGATATTAGGTGCAACGTCATCTACCGCAGGCATTGTAAAGGTTGGCTCAGGATTATCAGTCGTTGGTGGAGTTATCTCTGTCGACACCTCAACATTTCCAGCGGCGTCAACTACAAATAAAGGCATCGCGCAGGTAGGCACCAACATCAACGTCGCTTCAGGCGTTATCTCTGTGGCCACCGCGACCTCAAGTGTGTTAGGACTTGTTCAAGTAGGTGCAAATATAACTAATACAGCAGGCGTCATCTCAATACCTACCGCGACATCAAGTGTGTTGGGACTTGTTCAGGTAGGCACCAACATCAATGTGTCAGCAGGCGTCATCTCAATACCTACCGCGACCACGTCAACCCCAGGCATCATGCAGGTGGGTAATGGGCTTTCAGTAAGTAATGGGATCGTGTCAACCACCTTACCACTTGCAACGACCTCAGCGCCAGGGATCGCGCAGGTAGGCAGCGGCCTTTCTGTAAACAATGGAGTCGTTTCATTTGATGGAGGTAGCTTGGCCACCGCGACCACGTCTGCTAAAGGGATCATTCAAATAGGTAATGGACTTGCCGTGACTGACGGCGTCGTCTCATTTAACATTTCTACCTTGCCAATCGCGTCAACGACCACCAAGGGCATAGTTCAAGTAGGCACTGGGTTAGGTGTCAGCAGTGGTAGCGTTTATGTACCAATCGCGACCACGTCATCAAGAGGGATAGTTCAAATAGGAAGTGGTCTTATCGTCAGTAATGGCACGATATCTCTTGACACCACCATCTTTCCAATCGCGTCGACGACAATATGTGGAATGATATCAGTTGGGGCAGGCTTAAGTATAATCAATAAAGTCTTATCTGTTAACCTGGCGACACCTTCTGATTATGGGGTAGTAAAGATAGATCAAACCAATGGCTTATCTATCTCTGGTGGAATTCTTTCATTGACCGCCGCCAACATGCCTAAGGCGACGTACACGACGGTAGGTGTAGTGTCTGTAAAGTCAGGTGGAGGTTTATCGGTAAGCAATGGTGAAATATCGATTGATTCAAGTACATTTGTCTTAAAGGCAGATAACTGGAACGTCAATAAGGTCATTGGTACCTCTACGTCATTTGCCAATCCTTCTATATCTTATGCACCTGATCTTTCATCAACAAACATCGTTGACATCGTGCCATCAGGAAATATTACCTTGGCCAATCCAATATCTCCTGTCGCAGGAGCGGTCTATTACTTAATCGTTCATACCTCAACAGGAAAGGTCGTCACGTCCTTTGGAACCAATTACGTGTTTCCTAACAACACCCCACCAACGACCGCGCAGATGAATGTTGGAACGATGATCTTAAGATGTACCGCGTTAAACAGCAAGCTTTATGTTTCTTTCTGCACGGGGTATGTTGACTAAAGATCCTTCAGGTGCATGCAGCGGCCTGCTAGCTTCTTGCCCTTTTCAATGAACTGTGCCTCGTTGATGTCCAACTTACCAGCCCACACGACGCCCCAACGCTTCTTCAAGTCATACTTGATGATGTAAAATTTGTTGAGCTCAAAAAAGTCAAACACGGTAGAGACATCTCGCTTCATCTTGGCCATAAACCTGCGACAGCCTTTTTCATAGATGATCACGTTTTTTTCTATTGACTTAACGTTGATAAACGCGTAGTTTGACAAATCTTCTAGCGTGGTGGTCCACGCCCCATCAATGCCCTCAATGATGTTGAAGACATCTCTGTTGATGTCGATGTGATGACTGACCTCAATCTTTGGTTGGGTCAGTTCAAGCACCACTGACTTTGCGTTAATTGAGTTGATGATCTGGGTAATCTTGGCGTTGATGTCACCCGCCACTATCTCTTGTACGTTCTGCAGTTCCTTCAATTCCTCTTTTAATATTTTAATGTCCATTTAATACTCCTTAAAAATAGGTACAGGTGAAATACCTATACCTATCCCTATTTATAGAGGAGTTTTTACCTTATTTTATCGATAATCCATAGTCAGGATTAAATAAGGCGACACTTTTGTTGGTATTTACGTCATAGATGAAGACTGGTTCATTATTTGACTTATCAATGGGTTGATCACTGGGTAAATTGTTATCATTGAATGCGTATAACCAAGCGGCAGACGCGATGCCAGTCTTTACTGAAAATTCCAAATTATCCCAGATCGCTGGTTTAACGTTGACGTGAACGTACTTACCATCGACATTAACATTCACGATCAGACCAGCAGATTGAAGTTTTTGTAAAAGGTGTAAGGGTGCCTTATCTGCAGGGGTGGTTCTTATCGCGACTGGCGCGACGTACTCAGTGGCTGGGTGTTCAGGTGCGCTGTTAATCATTGTGTAAAGGTGTGTAAAAAGCAGCACAAAAAGAACCGACGTTGTTATCCAAAATATTCTCATCTTTATATCTCCAAAAAATTAAGACGTCCATGTCAGGGGTTTTTAAATTATAACCATTCTTTCTTGCCATTAATCCAATGCCACTCAATGTTTTCTTTGGCACTGGTCTTTAATTTCTTTCCTTTTTTAGCCTTTGACATGTTTACACACTGTTCAGGCGATTTTGCTTTACCTATTTGACTTTTTGACATATTTGCTCGGGCTTCTAAGGTATGCGTTTTTCCCTTTCCGGCTTTTGATAACTTTGCACATGTTTCAGGAGTAGGAGTTCTTCCCATTCCACCAGCAGATATACTTGCGCGATGTTCAGGTGACAATGGTATTCCTGTTCTCGCTTTTGAAATATTTTCGCAATGTTCAGGTGACTTTGACTTTCCTAAACTTAAATGGCCAGGATGGTCTTCTCCAACTCTTGCATATGGGTTTTTATGGCTATCTATTTTCCCATTGATAAAGAACTCTGACTTATCAACCTTATATAATTTTTGAAGATAAATCTCTACTAACAATGCCTCTTCCCGCGTTTCAAAAGTTAATAACACGTAGGTTTTTAGTAGTCCTTCTCGATTTGCTCTTTTCCATTCATCAATGTACTTCTTTGACCTTACTGATCCATGATATCCTTTTTCAACGACTTCTATAGAAGATGAACCAATATAAAACATTGGTAGTTTAAGGTTGAAACAGATAGTAAGGTAAACGCAATATTTTTTCATAAATTCGTTAAGGCGGCAAGGCCTTCAAAGGTGTTTGTAGCGGCAACGATAGTTTTTAGTTCATCATCTGAGGCGGTCTTCACGATCATGCACAGGTTAAATCTTTTCTTTGGTTGGGCAAGCGTGTCAAATGATGGTGCAAATTTTGCAAGGTCTGCAAGTAATTCTTCCTTGGTTTCAATGCGTGCAACATCACGACTGATCTTTGTTACATCTTCAATCGTCAGTGGATCAGTTCCAGCAGTTCTAAGGTACTTTTTGTAATCTGAACGTTCTTGACGGGTGATTGGACTGGTGTTTAGTGGTTTCATCTGGTTTATCCTCGGGTTATTATCGGTTTGATATTATAATTATAGTACATCCTGCCTAAAAGTATATAGGCAGGATGAAATATATTTTTATTCGTCGTCTTGGTGCAAAAAGGTGTATTCTTTGTTTTGTGCCCGTTGGTAGGCCAAGGTACTTTTTTCTTCCCAGTTGTAATCAAAGTCATACTTGTTGGTGAAGATACCAAGTTGCAACATTTTGTTAGTTGCGTCACTTGCCTTATCCATCAACTTCTTGATTCCACCAAAGTCTTCTTCAGCGGTTCTATTAGTGATAGAACTTGTCAAGGCATGCATCAAGAAAGGTTGTGCATTTTTTGCCCAGATAAATTCATGAAAGGCAGATATCTGTGCATCATCTTCAATCACCAAGGTCTTTTTATAAACCTTATCATCTCTCTTTGTGCCGATAAAGATTGCAGCAGGATATTGTTTTTTAGTTTGAGCAGTCATCGTAATCTCCAGGTTTATTAAAAGTTGTTTTATTCATCTTACAGTATAATTATAATACATTCTGGACAAATGTACACTGTTTTCAGAAAATAACCCGGGATTATTAGATATACAATTCATCGTTTATCTAATCCTGAGATAATAATCCAGTCTTTTAAAGATATATTTAGCAATTATCATCAGGAGGTGAGTGGGTCATCTCAGTCATCACTGGTGTCACACGGATAAAGTGGTAATATGTTCTTATATCTATACTCACCTGCGTTTAACCTAAGTGAATTATTCAACATCAACGTTTTTCGCCTTCTTCTTGCCAGCAGAGATGGCGGCACGGTGCTCAGGCGTAAAGACCCTTTTCACTCCTCGCTTGGCCGCGGCCATCTTATCACGCGTTTCTTGAGATCTCACCCTACCAGAATTTTTTTCAGAGATGGCGTCCTTGACCTCCTGGGATTGCTCATGCTTACCAATCCCACCCTTTGAAATATTGTCCTTGTGTTCTTCTGTTAAGGTCATCCCCATCCTACCCTTTGAGATGTTTGCTCGATGGGTAGGCGACTTGGGAACACCCTTTTGACCGTGTTGTTTTTCTGTCATGATTATTCTCCTTAAGATTATAACATTACTTTTTTGCTACCTTCATAGTGCCAAGTGATGCCCTCAGTGGCTGCTGTTTTGTACTTCATTCCACGACGTGCATCACCAATGTTTTTGTTCCATTCTTCTGTATGGACAGGACCTTTTCTTGAAGGCTCAGTAGGTACGGCGGCAGTTGAGTTGTCCATCCACTCTAACATCTCAAAATTGATGACCTTGGTATTGACTAACTTCATCAATTGATCCCAATAATCTTTACCAGTCGCGTGTACGTCAGTCATGTCTGAGTACTGATTCAGACCAATCAAGCAAGGTTTGTCATCACGATAGGTCACGTCCATGTTAATGACTGGATGAAGACCTTTTGACGCAATACCAAAGGTGACCTTCTCTAAGTCACCATGTTTAACGTCACTGCTGAAGTGGCTCTTCAAGTGCTTCAAAATTTTGTTGCTTGGTTTGATTTGAATTCTAACCTTTTTGAGGTTGATCATCTTGTCAAAGACGTTTTTTATGGCGTCTTTTACTTCATTTGAGTCTTCATCACCGTAGTGAATATAACCATTATAAGTAGTCATCGTAGGTCTCCAAAAAGGTTTAAAATATTATTGCTTACAGTATAATTATAATACATTCTGGGTAAAAGTATACAGTAAATGAAATTTATTTTACGCAAAAAAAGGGAGTGCCGCCACTACACGGCAATCCCTTAAGGTACTGAGATAGTTGGAGAGATAACCAACCTCAGTCGTACGATAACTATTTATCTTGAAGTAGTGAGATGATGAACGCCTGGTACTTTAACGCGATCTCTGCGTTAAGTTCTTTCTGAAGATCCATCAGTTGTAAAAGTTCTTCAGCCATCTCTTCTTGTTGCTTCGTCATCTTACTCTCCTTTTATTAGTTTATTAAAAATATCTTTCTAAGTCGATTGAACGCAGGTTCTATTTCCATAAATCTAAACCCCATGTTGGATAATCCTTGGTTGTCATTACCCATTACATCTTTACCTGTATGATAATACCAAAATTCACCTTGTTCAGTATCATTAATAATTTCTTCAGGTGTTGAACCACTATCAAATTCCTGTTCAAATATTGATTGAAAATCTTCAGGTTCATCATATCCTATTTTCCTCAACCACGCTATAAACGGTTCAGAGTAAATAATTTGACGTCCATTCTCAATCTTTTCTTCATTGGTTAAAATTTTATTTTCCATTTTTATCCTATTTCATTAGTTTATTATGATATTATAACACCTATTCACTGGTTGTACATCATTTTCATCAATTTATCACTCTTGTCAGTTTGTATCAACATAACTATTGCAACCTATGGTTGCATCCATTCTGTTTAGACCATTTGAATAGGTGTAGGTATTAAACAGGTGTATCAGTTAAACAGGTAAATCAATTACCCAGGAAAATTTTTAATCAATAGTGAGGAATTATCTTTGAAGGAATTATAAATTACTTTGAGGTCTTGAGTTCTACGTCATATCCCGTCTTAAGGAATATCTCTTCTTGAAGGGCGAGGCGATTAAATTTGTGGGAATATTTTTTATGTAGGCGGAATCCATCATATTCACAGAAAAACCCTACGTTGGTCTGGCCTGTGATCGCGGATAGGTAGGTGATAAAGACCTCTGTGATGCGCGCCTCTTCCTTCAAGTAAAGGTTCCAATTTGCCTTGTCTTCTGGAACGAGGGGTAGTAGTACCTTCCACATCTCCTTGATGTCTGACTTTAAGTTAATGATTTGTTGGTCGTGGCGCACCTGATCTAAGATTAACTTCTGGATGTTATGCGCCACCTTCTGTTTTTCTGTCTGGTTCTTTGGGGTTCGCCAGTTATTTAAACGGGCCCCATTAAATAATCCTGTGATCCATGGCTTTGCCACCTCTTTATTGACGCCATACCTTGCGGCGATGGTACTTCTAAATTCTGCCTTGTGGGTCAGGTAAAAGGAGATGTGGGGGAGTGGGTCATTCCCCTCATTGACGTAAAGTTGGTGAAGGAGATTTGGGGCACAGGCGCTGACGTCATAGTCATCCCAGTAGGCAAACAACTCCTCCTTAATTGGTCGTTCTACACCTATTACCGGGTGATAGTAGCGCCCACAAGGTTTAATCTCATACTTAAATGGTGCATCACAGTTGAGTTCTGAGTGATAGGAATTTCTTAAATCATCAACGATGGTCAGTCTCTTTGTCATTGGAGGGTCTCCTTGTTGGTTGGTGGCGTTTATTAATTCTTCATAAAATTCTTTGTTTATCACATATTGCATTGAAATCTTATTTGGAACATATGACCTGTCGGTGATGAATAGACCTGTCTTGAGCCAATGGGCACATGTACCTGGATGACGTACTGCTCCAGATATCTCTTTGGTAAATTTATATGAGTGAATGATGGCCTTGAAGTCATCGCGACAGTCAAGGTATTTGCGTGCCATCTTCAGGGCCTTGCGTGCCAACTTGCACTGGGCACTGGACTGCCCTCTTGAATTGGGGGTTGATATCTTGCGTAAGAACTTAGCGTGTTCTTGAGAGGTGTAGGATGGTGAGATGTCCATTCAGCGATCTCCTTCACACCTTCTATGGTGTGTCAAAATTTCATTATCAGGCGGTCTCAAGGCCTGGGTGGTTCCTAAACTACTAAAATAGACCGTCTGCTGAAATTTTGAATAAAAACTGGAGATTTTTACTGACGACGTTGGTTTGAGACCTTTTACAGACGGTCTATTTTAGTAGTTTATAAGATATTATAACATCTATTTATAAGTTGTACAACGTTATTTTATTTCTAACCACCTATGTACTTCTGCCCAGAATGTACTATAATAGTAATATCAGCTAAAAGGAGTTTTAATGCAGATCAAATTTTACGTAAAGATACCACGCGTCATGAAGAAAAGACACATGAACAAGATTGGCATAGATGGAAAAAAGTCAATGATGGTCGATGAATCGTTTATCTCCTTTAAGCAGATGCTTAAAATTTATCGTCTTAACGTAAGAGGTAGAATTCGTTATTATACAAACAACACCTTCATCAACATGACCGTCAAGCTCATTGATAACGATTATGAAAAAGATTTTTTGCTGGTGTACGTTGACATAAGTACCGACAACCTACCTCGCTTTGAACGCATACTGAACCTAATACTTAACAAGATACCGTTGGACAACATCTTGATCGGTGCCGTCGGTGAAAATTTAACAGAAGAGTTAAAATATTATGAAATCCCAAACCCTGAAATACCTGTCATTGACCTGCCTACTTACTCTGACCACTTTAGCGACTGCTGCGGATACAGTCTTCATCAATTCAGTTAACGCCGCGGGGGTCTATGACTACTCCTCCACCCAAGTCATTGACAGACTACCCAACTACGCTGGACAGCAACGCATCATCATCAACTTCGTCAATGCATCAGGAGTACGCGATGGCCAGCACTCAACCATCACCATCCCTGCAAACATTCACACGTCTATCCCAACGCTCATCATCATCCCCACCAACAGATAAATAGATGTAGATAAGACGACGTCAACTTATCTCCTTAGTGAAGTTTACGTTAGGCGCCTTTAACTTGCCAGTTTTCGCGCTTAATTCGTCGTCTTATCTCTTTTTAAGAGGCAACCTGTTATAAATCTCAACGTTGATCTTAGCCAACTCATCCTTTAAATACGCGTCGGCGGCCTTCAGATCAGCGTGTATCTCAGCAGACCTTGCAAATTCAATCGCCACCTTTTCCTTATAACCGTCCAGCGCGACGTCGTTGCTGTCAATTGAGCGACTTATCCCATTCCACGTCACAAAAATAGTCAACATCAGCGTACCAATCACCACCGCCACGGCGCCCACTTGAGCCATCGTCAGCGTGGCTGTAGAAAAGCTATGGTCATTTGGATTTTTCTCTAAGTTAAGGATCTTTTCAGCCAGTACTCCCTGCTGCGTGTAGTAGTTAACCTTGTCAGCTGCCCTTCTATAGCCTAACCTCTGTTCCATGTCAGTGCCGCGTCTGTCGACCTCTGCGACCCTTCTGTCTATAAAGTCTTTCTGTTCAGTTGTTTCTTCCATTTTAATCCCCTTTTTGATAAATATAGTTATATTTAATAAAGTAAAATGACCCAATTAAAAAAGGACTAAAAATGTAATGGCAAATCCATATCCAGTACTACCCGACATCAAGGATGAAGATCTTCTAAACCTTGCAGAGATTGGCGCGACCTATGAAGAGATGGCAAAGTTCTTCAAGACCACCCCAACCTGGCTCTCAAACAATAAGCGTGAACTCATCGACCTTGGCAGGACCAACATGCACTTAAAGTTGAGACGCAAGCAACTGCAGATCGCCAATGACGACACCCACAAGTCTCAGCACGTTATGTTGATCTTCTTAGGCAAGGCCATCCTTGGCCAGCGTGAGATCAGTGAGGTCATCAACAGAACGGACTTACCTCCAGCCAAGGAATTTGAGATGGCCCTCCTTGAAATCGTTTGAAGCTACTAAAGGCCCAATTTGAATTTGGTAAGGACTTAGACCATCGCTACTTAGCACTCGTCGCTGGCTATGGATCAGGCAAGACCTTTGCATTCTGCTTTAAGGCGGTCACCTTGGCGGCGCTTAACGTTGGCTATCAGGGCGTCATCATGGAGCCATCATTTGGCATGATCATTAGGACCCTGCTTCCAGAGATGGACAGGACCTTAGAAGAGATGGGCATACCTTACTCCTTTAGCAAGTCGCTGTTTACCTACACGCTACACTTTGCTGAAGGCGACACCAAGATCTTCTGCCTATCAGCGGAAAACTATCGCAGAATGGCAGGTATGAACCTAGCCTTCTTTGGCATTGATGAGGCAGACACGATGAAGAAGGACATTGCACGCGCCTGTTGGTACATGGGCATGTCGCGTCTTAGAAAGGGCAAGGTCTATCAAGGCTTCACGACCAGCACCCCTGAGGGATTTTCCTTCTTGTATGAGTTTTTTGTAGAGGGGGCCAATGCTGATAGGCATCTAATCAAGGGCAAGACCGTTGACAACCCCTTTCTGCCACCTGAGTTTATCCAGTCGTTGATCGATAACTACCCACCTAACTTAATCAAGGCGTACCTTGAAGGTGAGTTTACCAATCTAACGTCAGGACAAGTTTATTACGCGTTTGACAGGCACAGACACGCCACCCACAAGACCGTGGGCCAGTACCCCAACCACATACTGCACGTTGGGCAGGACTTTAACGTTGGCAAGTGCTCATCAGTGGTGCACATCGTGGATGAAGGACGGCCATACGCCGTTGATGAGATCATGGGGGCACGCAACTCAGCAGAGACCGTGAGCATCATCAAGCAGCGGTATCCTGGTAGAAAGATCATCATGTACCCTGACTCAAGCGGTGACTCAGGCCACTCTAACTCAGCGTTGACAGACATTCAACACTTTAGAGCGGCAGGCTTTGACATCATGGTGGCCAAGCGCAACCCCTTTGTGAAGGACCGCGTCAACTCAGTCAACGCCCTATTCGCGCATGACCGATATAAGATCAATATCCAGCAGTGCCCTCTGACGGTCAAGGCACTTGAACAACAATGCTACAACAAGGCAGGTGAGCCTGACAAAGAACACGACCAAGATCATCCTAACGACGCGTTAGGGTACTTCATTTGGCGCACCTTCCCATTGATTGGCAAGTCAAAAATTACAACATATTGAGGACGTAAAATGGCAAAGACCCTTATTGAACTACTGGATACAAACGACGCAAAACGCTCTAAGATCCTTCTTGACTACTTTGACGGTAAACAGTCAGATCACTTCACCCGTTTGTTAGACACCCCCAACTCAGGCAGAAAAGATTGGCGCAAGAATGGGCTCATCCCACGTACGCGCAATTTGACCAAGATGATAGTGGAAAAGTCAGGTCTGCTCTTTAATGACAAGGCCCCACTGCTTAACATCTATGACGACAAGACCAGCACTGACGTCGATGAGGTGCAGTCAAAGGTCTTCTTAGAACTTCTTGAGCAGGTGGAGTGGATTCAGTTCTTCACCAACTTTGACTCAGTCGTCAGACTTCTTAAGACCGCCCTGGTCTTGGTTCAATATGATGAGATCGACAGAAAGCTTGTCCTTGACGTCCTCACCCAGGAAAATTGCGCCGTCATCTTGGATGAACGCAGACGCATCAACACCTTGATCTATAAGACAGGCGTTGACGACGATGGTAATACGTTGATGCGCGTCTACACGGTGGAGTTGGTCAAGGACCTCAAGGTCGATAAGTATGGGGTGGAGGCCATCTTAAACCAATACCCAAACATCTACAACGCGATCCCCGTCTCTGTCTTTCATGACACCAACACCCCACGCAGCACCTTCTGGAACTACACCCCAGAGGATTTGCAGCAGTTGAATGAGATGTACAACTTTCACATCACTGACTCAGAATACTCCGCGTCATGGGCAAAGCTACAGACCCTCTTTACCAACTCTCCAATCAGCGCCGACAGCGCCTCAGTCAATCTTGAGACAGTGCAGGAATATGCTTCCTTACTACCAAGGCAGGCATCTACTGGCGCGGCCAACGTTAAGATTGGTCCTGCCTCAGTCGTCTACTTAGACACCTCTGGAGTTGACGCCCCATTCGCCGACTTTAAAGGACCTTCCGTCGACCTTCAACCTCTTGATGAGATGTTTAACAAGTGGGTCTCAGACTTTGCAGGAGATTGGTCAGTCAACGTCAACTTTGCAGGTCATGGCAACGCGGACTCTGGCTTTAAACTGATAGTAGAGGAGATGCCTAACCTTGAACTACGCAAGAAGCGCGGTAAGATGATGTCAAAGGGATTTAACCATTTATTTCAGATCGTCAAGCAGGTCCTCAAGCCCCATGGCTTAGACTTCTTTTCTGACTCATCCATCGCCGCCGTTGAGTTCTATCCACCTAACCTGCCCGTGGATGAAAAGCAGCAAGAAGAAGTTTGGTCACTTAGAATTTCAGAAGGCCGCGCCTCACGCCTTGACTACTTTATCTCTCAAGGTATGACCAAGCCAGAGGCAGAGGAAAAGATCGCAGAGATTGACGCCCAACGTGGTACCAACTCCCTTGGCTCACCGCGCACCATCAACGTCACTAAGAACTTAATGAATAAACCGACAGGAGCGCCATAATGCAATTTTTTAACAAACATTCAAAACATCAAGATCATGAAAATTTAGAATTTCACACCAGCGTTGACAATAAGTTGGCCGCGCTTGAAGGAAAGGTACGCGACCTTAAGCACCGCCTTGATGAACGCGACAAGAGGTTTAGAGTAGCACTGCGTTATCTTAAACAGATCTGTTCAGTGTATGACGATGATGACTATAATCATCAGTAATGGCGGGCATTGAACTTATAGTAGAGAGACCTGATGACATTCCAGTCGACGTCTTTGAGTCGGCGATGGAGGACTTCCTCTCACTACTCATGGTGTTGACCCCTGTGGACACAGGCAATTGCGTCAACTCTTGGTCTATCGACATCTCTGAGGACTCAGCCACCGCCACCAACGACGCAGAGTACGCGTCATTCTTGGACGACGGGTGGAGCCAACAAGCCCCAGATGGGATGACTGAGCCGGCGCTTGCAGAACTACCTGATATGTTTAATCACTACCTTAACAGCTACTATTAAACGATTTTTCATTTTCTGTATAAATAGAATAACAAAACCATATATCCTGGACGGGAGCCATAATGACAATAGAAACACACACTGAGTCCACCAACTCAGCAGAAGAAGAAGCAACAACTATAAACTTGGATGAGTTTAATAAGTTAAAGGCAAACTATCATGACGCGGTAGCAGAGAGGGACAAGACCAAGATCAAGCTAAGATCGCTTGAGCAGGTCATTAATGAACACGCGGTCGTCAAGCAGAACTATGAAGCTCTGATAAATGACAACGCCACTCTGAAGACCAACTATGATAAGTTGCAGACTGAAGTTAACCTTCAGAAAGAGACTGAAAAGAATAAGTTTATTGAGACATCGCTAACAGCAGCCCTTGAGGCGGCGGGGTCAATATCAATTCCAACGGCACTCAAGCTAATCGACAAAGGCAAGGTCACGTTTGAGGGGGACAACCTCTTAAATGATTCTGTAATCAACCTAATCAATGAACTAAAGGCGTCTGATCCAATCTTATTTGGAACGACTGACCCAAAGTTATTAGACGGGAAGCAGACGGGCCCTGGAGCTACCTCATTAGGGATCCCTGTAAAACATGCAGGTGATAACGACATCAGCGGCGCCTTTGAAAAAGAACTACGCCAAACAAAGAACAATGAAGAAATTCAAAACGTTCTAAGGAAGTATGGCAAAATCCAATAACCATTCAAGAGGAATTAAACAATGGCTTTTACTATAAATTTAACGTCAACAGCTCAAGTAGATGATTCAATCATCCTTGCGTTTGACCAATCATTCATCACAGCGGCCGCTCAGGCAGACGTGATGGATCAATTCATCCAATATAAGGCTGACATTGGTGCAAAATCAATTCAATTTCCACGTTATGAACAACTTGCGCTGGCTACTACCCCACTGACTGAAGTTGATGACGTCGTTTCAGACGCGTTAGTCGACGCTCCAGTCTTACTAACTCCTAAGGAGTATGGTAAGGTGGTCACCCGCACCAACCTCGCGTCACTTCAAACAGGTGGCACCGTCGACTTGGCCGCTTCAACCTTGGTAGGTATGAACATGGCCGCCACTTCAAACATGCTTGCCATGAACGCGCTGGCACAGACTACTAACGTCTTAACACCAGCCGCCGCAGGTTCACTTGCAGGCACTGACATTATCTCTGGTGGTTGGTTGAACAAACTTTACAATAAACTTGCTCGTGCCAACATCCCTGGTGTTTCAGGTGGTGAGTATGTCTTGTTTGCCCATGACGACGTTATCGCTGACATCAGAGCAGACGGCACCGCATCTTCATGGACAGACGTCAACAAGTACAGCAACGCAAGAGAGGTCCTAAGAAATGAAGTTGGCTCTTATAAAGGCTTCAGAATCGTTAGACAAAATGCTGCACCTTATGCTGATCAAACAGGTTCAGGCACCGTCGACATCTATGACTGCATCGCCATCGGCTTCAATGCACTTGGTAAGGCGGTATCTCAAACACCAAAAGGCGTTATCTCTGGACCATTTGATAAACTTGGTCGCTTTGTGAACGTTGGTTGGTATGGTGTGTTTGAATACAAGATCATCGAGATGGACGCGGTCTGGAAACTTCAGGTAGCATCTTCAATCGGTGCAAACGCGGCTTAACAGGAGTAATCTATGACAGCACAATATCAAACACCAGGGGTAGCAAATCTTGAAGCCCTTGGAATAACGGTGTCAGCAGCTCAGATCAACGCAGGTGGAGGGGCAGCACTCGTGTTGACCCCATCTACCGCCGTCGCGACAGATGTTGCAGGTGCTCCAATCTCATCTTCTACTACCGACGTTGAACTTGGTTATGTGCATGGACTAACGTCTTCAGCACAGACCCAACTCAATGGTAAGTTGAAGAATTGGGTTGCAGTTCCAGCCACAGCAGACGCAGCAGGTGCCGCAGGAGATATCGCCCATGAGGCAGGTTTCTTGTACGTCTGTACCGCGTCAGGTACGTGGGAACGCGTTGCTACCGCTACTTGGTCTTAAAAAGAATGGGGTAGGCAACTACCCCTAATCCCTACTTAAAGGAACGTATATGAATAAGAAAAAGACAACACCTGAAGTTGACGCTGGTAAGGCATGGTACGTCGCGATTGATGACATTCACGCCCACATTAACGGCAGAGAGATCATCGCTGACGTTGAGGACAGAATACAGTTGAATGAAGTTGAGTACCGCAATCTTAAGCACCTTGTCAAACCTGAATGAGCGTCTTAGTTTCAGTAGGCCTTGGAGCCAATAGCTTTCTATCCATCGCTGATGCAGACAATTTGTTTGCAGACATCTATGGGGCAGACGCCTGGACCACCTTTACCTCTGAACAAAAGCGCCAACTACTGATAGATGCGACCACTAGGATCAACACGTTTAACTTCGCTGGTCTTAGGACCAACAGAGCGCAAAACTTAGTTTGGCCGCGCACTGGCATCTTTAGCTTTGAAGGAACTTATCTTAGCTCTGAACACGTGCCCATCCAAGTGATGCAGGCCACGTGTGAGCTTGCTAAGTGGATCTGGACTGAAAGTGAAAGGAACATGTCTGATGATGAACTTCAGCAGTATAAGAGCGTCGCCATTGGTCCAATCAACGTGACGCCTAAGGGTAGCCCTATGTTGGTACCACAAAAGGTACTTCAACTGCTTGGCTCTATCGGTCCTGGTGTTCTTATTAATGTTAAGGCCTTTACAGGAAGTCAGATTGGTTTTGCAAGGTGAGCTTTGATCTACAAGTCTTTGAGGAGTGTGGCCCTGTAGTCAATGGAAGGGGGGCGGTGTATGAGATCACCAACATCAACTTCAAAAACTTCTTTGATTACAACACACCGTACTACTATGAGTTCGCGTCTATACAAAGACCAGACAAGTACACCTTAGGGCACACGTACAATAAGTACATCTTCTTCAAGATATTTGGTGATCTACCAGACATCAAGGACCTGAAGATTACCATTAGTTCCTCTGACCCAGGTGGAGACACCGCGTCTTGTACAAAGATAAGAATGTTCTATGGAATGACCAACACCTATCGGTTAAATGATGGCACGTTTGATGGAAGTTTGCTGTACCTGCCAACGCAGGTCATCATCTATCCAAGTTGGGGTATAGGATCACCGTCCGCGGCCAATGAAAGATCTCCACACATCTTTCCTGGTACAAAGACCTTGTTCACCAACTACCTCAAGATGCAGATGCACGTTGAAGGAGATGAGGACTGGAAGAACGTAGGGAACACGCCACAATATAACTTGAAGCTTGAATTCAAAAGCTTCTAAAAGGATCGCAAATGGCAGCAGGTAAAATAAATTTTGACATTGAACAAAACGCTGACTTTAATAGAATTATTACGATCACTGACTCAACGCCAGCGCAAAATAAGATAGACCTAAGTGGTTGCACCTTTGAGTCAAAGGCCAAACAGAACAGCACCGTCGATGAGGTCTTGTTTGAGTTTGCCATCGTCCCAATTGACCTGCAACAAGGTAAGTTTAGGTTGAACGTAGATCACTCTACACTGTCGATAGTGACCGTTCCTAAAGGTGAGTATGACTTGCTGATCACATACGCCAGTGGTGAGGTTGACAGGGTACTTGAGGGGAACATCACCTTTAGTAAAGGTGTTTCATGAGTGACTATAGCGTAATCGTTTCAGAAGATAACATCAATCGGGTTGAAGTCTTAACTGAAGATAACATTCGCGTTAGCTTAAACAGTAATGATAACGCCGTCTTAATTGAGGTATCTGAGACAGGACCACCTGGCCCACCTGGCCCACCTGGACAATCAGGTGCGGCAGCGTCTGTGGCCACTGAGGTCGCGGTGACACCAGCGTCGACCTTTGCCTCAACTAACGTACAGTCTGCGCTTGAGGAGATATCAACTCTATTCTTTCAATCACTCAACGCCCCAACAGGAACTCCAGTAAGTGAAGGAGATGTTTGGTATGACATGACGACAAGCATTCTAAAGGTAAGAAAACAGGGAGCTTGGGAACCTATTCAACTTCAAGCAGACATTGCAAATGCAAATTTGAATTGTGGTTATTTTTGAGGGCATCACGTATTAACTTATTTGCTGCTTTTGTAGCAGCAATTTTAACAAGATGTTCAGGTGAGCGATTAAGGGCTGCCTTTTGATAGTTAGCAATATGTTCAAGAGTTCTAACTTTACCTGTGTTTGATTTGGAAATTTTAGCATCACGTTCAGGTGAGAATTTCATACCTGGATTATTACATGGATTTTTTTGAACAAGTTCAGGATCCATCTTTTTACCTTTATTGAGAATTGACATCTTTAGTTTGCTTTCAGCAATTTGCTCTTTTGTCATGTTGTCATAATGAGTACCTTCGCCACCTCTGGTTTGATTGTAGCCATTATTAAAGCTGTCACAGATGTTGACGTAGAACCTCTCATATCCTCGTAAGAACTTTATGTTTACAGGAATAAAGTCGATGTTGAAATTCTTAAAACCAAAATGACGGATTGCTTTATAAAGTGGAGTGTCATTTTTAAGTTTTTGTGCATTATAATAATGTGCTAAAACACGTTGTTCACAGTTGACAGAACGACCGACATATTGGTTGTCATCAGGTGCAGTAAAGATATAGATACCACAGGTCATATCGATCTCCTTTAGTTATTAGGATAAATAGCTATTATAACACATTTTTACGTAAATAACACACATTCTATAAGAAAAGGAAGGTAATTGTGGCAAATGTAATTCAAATTAAAAGATCAGTAACCACTGATACACCAAGCACCCTTGCCGCTGGTGAGTTAGCCTATTCAGAAACCTCTGGCAATTTTTTCATCGGGACGGCAGGTAATTCCATCACAAAGATCGGTGGTAATGCAGACGTCTTAAAGTTAAATGGCATCGCGGCAGGTGCTGACGTTAGCGCGGTCACCTCTGTAGCAGGACGTACAGGCGCGGTCACCATCGCGTTGTCAGACATCTCTGACTTCACTGACACAAACTTTGTCCACGTCACAGGTGCTGAATCAATCGCCGGCGACAAGACATTCAGCGACGACGTCATCATCACTGGAGACCTGACGGTCAATGGGGTGACGACTACAATCTCTACCACTAACTTAACCGTCTCTGACAACATCATCGTCTTAAACAAGGACGTGACTGGAACACCCGCCTTAAACGCTGGACTTGAGGTCAATCGTGGTTCATCTGACGCGGCACAGTTGCTTTGGTCTGAGACAGATGACAAATGGGGTGCTAAGATTGGTTCAAATGACTTCGCCGCCTTCATAAGAATTGGTGACACCCTTGCCTCTACCGCCATCTCTGACTTTAGCACAGCAGTTGGCAGCATCGTTGACGCGGTCAACATTGGTGATCTTGGTGATGTTTTAATAACCACTCCTACAAATGCAGACATCTTAAAGTTTAACAGCACCTCTGGTAAGTGGGAAAATGGAACGACATCTTCTGGTGTTTCTACGTTCATCGCGTTGACAGACGTACCTTCTGCATATACCTCTGCAGGTGGTAAGTTCTTACGCATCAATGCAGGTGCAACCGGCGTTGAATTTGTAGCAGACCCTGGTTATCTTGTTTCAGGTACGGCCACCATAGATTGCGGCACGTTTTAAGTTAGCATAACCTCTGTACATACAGAAAGGATAGCCACATGGCAAACTCAGTGAAAATGAAGCGATCAGCCGTAGATGGGAAGGTGCCCACCACCACTGACCTCGCGCTTGGTGAGATAGGTTTAAATACGTTCAATGGCAAGGTGTTCATTCTAAAGGACGACGGCACACCCGCGATAGTAGAGGTAGGTGCAATACCCGCCTTTTCAAGCATAACAGGTAAGCCAACCACGCTGTCTGGCTATGGCATCACTGACGCCGCACAGTGGCCCATTCAAACAGGCAACTCAGGTAAGTACCTCACCACCAATGGAACAAGTACCTCATGGGGTACCCTATCAATCTCGTTCAGCAGTTTATCAAGTATCCCTACCACGTTGTCTGGCTATGGGATAACAGACGCCGCGTCATTCCCTGATCAGACAAGCAGCTCAGGTCTGTTCTTAACCACAGATGGAACAAGTGTATTATGGAGTACTTTTAATGGAAGACTATTTGACGTAAGAAATACAGCGATAGGAGACTCCGCTTTAGCAGTTACTACAGGTGCAAACAATACAGGAATAGGATATTATTCACTTAAAGCTAATACTACAGGTTCAAGTAATACGGCAATAGGAGGTTGGTCTTTACTTACTAATACTACTGGAGCTTCTAACGTCGCGATAGGAACTTCTGCACTTAGATTAAATACTGCAGGTGGTTCCAACGTGGCGATAGGATCTAGTGCCTTAGCTGCTAATACAACAGGTGGTTCCAACGTGGCGATAGGATCTAGTGCCTTAGCTGCTAATACCGTTTCAGGTGGTCTTACCGCGGTAGGATCAAATGCCTTAGCTAAAAATACAGATGGAACATATAACGTCGCGGTAGGATCAACTGCCTTATATAATAATACTACAGGTTATGGTAATATGGCGTTAGGACCTACCGCGCTATATTCTAATACAATTGGTGTTGAAAATGTAGCGGTAGGATCAGCTGCATTATATTATAATACCGTAGGAAATTACAACGCCGCGGTAGGATCAGGTGCGCTTAAAGTTAATACCACAGGTGTAAGTTGCACCGCGATTGGATATCAGGCTTTAACCGCCAATACCATAGGAACTTCTAATACAGCGATTGGATATCAGGCTTTAACCGCTTGCACTACTGGAACTACAAATACCGCGGTAGGATATACTGCACTTTCAGCACTTACGACATATACTAATGCAACAGGATTAGGTAATTCAGCAGCAGTCACCGCGGCAAATCAAGTTCAATGTGGAAACAGTAGCACCACATTTTATGCCTATGGTACTTATAATAACCGTTCAGATGAACGCGATAAGACAGACATTAGACCTACCATTCTTGGGTTAGACTTTATAAGTTCATTAACTCCTGTAGACTTCAAGTGGGATTATCGTGATGATTATAAACCAGAACAACCATCACCTCTACCTAACGACGCGTCAGATGAACAAGTGGTGGCACATGACGCGGCACTGGCTGAGTGGTTAGAGGCGGTCAAGTTAGACAACTTGGTTCATGATGGTTCTAAAAAAAGAAATCGATATCATCATGGCTTAATCTCTCAACAAGTTAAGTCTCTATTAGATGAAAAACAGATCGACTTTGGTGGTTATCAAGATCACTCTATCTGTGGTGGTCAAGACGTGCAAACGATTGGCTATACTGAGTTAATTGGCCCTATGATCAAGGCCATTCAAGAACTTAAGGCAGAAATAGAACTGCTCAAGGCCAAATGAAGCGCGTCATCATCGGTACTCCTGCACATGACGGCAAGGTGGACGTACATTACACGATAAGTCTGATAGAGACGATTAAGCTTTGCCATGACGTTGAGATTTATCCTATCTTTATGTCTTATGACTCGTTGATTCAACGCGCCAGAAATGACCTAATAAAGATGGCGATTGAGTCAGACGTTGATGACATCATCTTTATCGACGCAGACCAAGGTTGGAATCCTACAGACATCTTTAAGTTGTTAAACCATCCTGTAGACGTCGTTGGTGGGTTAGTACCAAAAAAGTCAGAGGAGATTGGGTTTAACGTTAAGATCCTACCTGATAGCCTGACCATTAATGCAGATGGTCTGATGGAGGTGGAATACATTGGGACAGGTTTTTTACGTCTTTCAAGAAAGGTGATGCACGCCGTTTGGGATAGTTGCACCCCCTATACTAACAATGGAACTGAGTGTAGAATGGTATTTGACCTGCAGATCATCGACGGTGAGCTTGTCAGTGAGGATAACATCTTCTGTAAAAAGTGTAAAGACCTTGGATTTAAGGTGTTTATCGATCCTGAGATTAATTGTGACCACATTGGCGTCAAGAAGTATAGCGTTAACTTTTTACATTTTTTAGAGGAATTAAAATGAGCGGCCCATTACTTAAAAAAAGAATTAACTTGGTCAACGCAAAGATCGCCAGACGCCTTGGCTTTCCTGCAAAACTTTATCGTTCATCTGACTACATTCATCCAGTTCAACCAAGCAACATAGTCGCCACGCCCAGTTTATCTTGGTCTGTCGCCAAGGACTTCACCACTCCAGGTGGGTTGTCCTTTAATCAGTTTAACATCTACGTTGACAGCGCCATTAAGGTAGGCGACGTCGTTCAATGTGAGTCAGAAAACAGAACGTTTGTCATCGTTGACATAGGGCCACTTTCAGTACCTCAAGGTTTCGCGGTCACGACCTACTTCAGCATCTACAGACCTGCCTACACCCCAGGTACTGAGTTCAAGGCGACGCGTTCACTTATCTATCAAGACGTACCTGCCACCAGGATTGGTAGCACCTCTACTGAGATTAGAATGGCGTCAGCGACCCAACACGTCATGACAAGCAACCCTCAGTCTAATTGGGACGTCTATTGCTGGTTGCCAGAGGACTCAATCAAGGCCCACGACATCTTTATCGATGATCATGGTGATGAGGCCCTCGTTAAGTCAATCTCTTACTCAGAGGTTGGTTATAAGATCACCGTGCAGAGCACCAAGATATGAGCATCACCTATGATCACGCGGCGTTTGAGTCACAATTTGCCGCGCTCAGACTACACTGCCAATTTGATGAACAGTTCAAACGTAAGGTAGGTGCGCTCTTCTTAGCAGACGTGCGCAGAAAGATTAGACTGACCAAGGTAGGTCCTGATGACGTCAAGTGGGCACCATGGGCCCCAAGTACCGCGACAGCCCGTGCAAAGAAAGGAAATGCAGCGTTAGGGCTACTATTTGACTCAGGATCTCTTTACAATTCATTTGTGTTAGATGAAGAGCAGAAAGGATTTCAACTATACTCAACGTCACCTTACTTTGGCTTCCTTCAACAAGGTACTGACAAGATGCCTGCGCGCCCAATGTTAGGCATGTCTAAATCAGTCATTGAGCAGGTGACCAAGTTAATCAATGAACGTTATGGAGCAAAGGCACTGGCATGAAAAAGATCTTACTACAACAACCATTAACAAAGGCGGGTGTCTTGCATGAGGCAGGCACTGAGGTTGAACTTGATGATGACACGTATGAGTGGCTGCAAAATCAGTATCTTCAGAAAAGAAGAGATGAGGTCAAGACCGTCGCGGCCGTTCAAAAGGAAATTCTAAAGTTTAAAAGGCCAGAATAAATATGATTAAAGAATTAATGCAAGACTTACAGACAAAATTAACAACGGTAGCGGCACTCTCAGGTAAGGTTGGTTTCCAACTTGGTGGAACAGACACTGACCCTAATCTAACAGAGACACCACTACCATACGCCTGGATTATCTTTGGTGGGAAAACCCCAGGTGGACAAGAACAAGGGTCAGGACATCGTTGGAGGATTGATGCCTACACTTTTCATGTCATATTAGCAATTGGGTATGGAATGACGGATGTCAACTTTCTTACTAAATTGAAGATAGTAGAAGATGCCGCGCAAGCTGTAGCTGGCACCTCAGCAATAAGCAACACCGATTTATGGGAGGACGTAGGGGCAGAACTAAAATCTGTCTATCCAAATAGACTTGTCTATCAACTTTCATTTTCCATAAATGGGCATCATCAATTAATTAATTAGAGGTATTACACATGGCTGACAAATATTTTGCAGTTCCACAGGGTAAGGTCTACATCGCGTCAAGAGACAGCACGGGAATAACTTCTGGTTATGCCTATGTTGGAGACTGCGATGGCTTTACCATTACATCAACCCAGTCTTTTTTGGACATCTATGAAAGCAACACTGGTAATAGAGCCATCGTCGCTCACATACCATCACAGACAGACTTGGCCACTGAACTTTCTGTTCTTAACATTGACGCTACTAACCTGGCCAAGGCGTACTATGGAGACGTTGTCACCTCAGCATCAGGTTCAGTCACCGCTGAATCACACGCTGCGTACAATGGATCTTCATTCGCGTTGCTTCACCCTAACGTGACTACCGTCGTCGTGAAGAAGGGAGTTGCCTCACTGGTCTTAAACACTGACTACTCATTGGATGCTGCAACAGGCATCATCAACATCTTACCTGGTTCAACAAGCGTGACGGCAGGTGCCGCCTCAACTCTTCTGGTTGACTACACCCACGTTGGCTCATCTAAGATCCGTGGCTTAACCCAAGGCATCAAGGACTATGCATTGATGTTCGTTGGTAAGTCTAAGTTTGACAATGAAACTCAAATAGCGACCATTCACCGCGTTGCTCTTGATATCGCGGCCAGTCTATCATTGATCGGCACAGGCCTAAACAAATTGGTCTTGAAAGGAAAACTTCTACCTGCTTATGAACAACCAACAGGTGAAAGCCAGTACTTCACGTATATCCAAGAATAACCCTTTTTTTAGAAAAGGGATAAATAAGGGTATAGGTTGCACTATACCCTTTTTTTATATCAGCTCATTGGAGACCCCAAAATGACAGAACTTGAAATACTTTACCCTACTGGAATCGACGTCACCCTACATGGTGAGGTCTTCAACATTCGCCCATTCAAACTTGGGCACATCACGCTGGTCTTAAAGACCGTTCAGCAAATCATCGATCCAATCAAGAAGGCGCAAATTACTGGCAACGTCAATGACCCAATGGTCATCATGGCGATCCTTGCAGAGACAGGTGATGACCTGATTAACCTACTGTCAAAGATCTTAGATCGCCCAGTAGAATTTGTCAACGACCTTGAACAAGATGAGTCAGTGAAACTCATCAGCGCGTTGATAGAGGTCAACAAAGATTTTTTTTCAAAGAGGGTACAACCAATTCTAAAAAAACCAGTTCTAAAGAAGAAGGAAGTTGGGCAGACGTTATAGTTCAGTTGGTGGGTATGGGCTTCACCCTGAACGACGTGGAGACAATGACCCTACAACAGGTGAACCTGTTTATGACCGCCGGCAACAAAAGAAACAGATCAGATTTCAAGAACGACGTCTATGGATCTATGCTTGGAAGCAGAGGAAGCCCAGAAGAGATCAATAAACTTTTTAACACGTAAGGAAACGTTATGGCACAAGACTTAAACATTCGCTTTGTCGGTGAGTTCATTGACAACATTGGACCAGCGCTTGAACACCTAAGAGCAAATTCAATTGAAGGTCTGATTCAGGGGTTAGGTCTTCTTGCGGCCGCGTTTGCGATGACTGAGATCGTCAACTTTATCTCAGACGCCATTGAGGCAGGTGACGCCCTTGATAAGTTATCCCAAAAGACAGGCATCGCCGTTGAGGCGCTGTCTGGTTTAGAACTTGCAGGTAAGTTGGCCGACGTCTCTACTGAGGGTATGGCCAACGGCATTAAGAAGTTAAACAAGGCCCTTGCAGACGCTCAAGATCCAACCGACAAACAGGCGTATGCCTTTAAGTCTCTTGGCATAGCGACCACTGATTCAACTGGGCATCTGCGTTCTGCCAACGACGTCTTACTTGACTTAGCAGACGTCTTTAAGAACTCTGAGGATGGCCCACTGAAGGTGGCCGCGGCGATGCAACTGATGGGCAAGGCGGGTACAGACATGATCCCGTTGTTGAATGGAGGTTCTGAAGAACTCAAGAAGATCACGCAAGAAAGTAAGGACTTTGGTTTAGTCTGGAGTAAAGACCAGACCGCGGCGGCGGCGGTCTTTAATGATGACATGAAGAGGGTCTCAGAGGCCGTCAATGGCGCGTGGCAGGAGGTTGCAAAGGCCTTACTACCATCACTCGTCACCTTAGCAGAGTACTTTGTAGAAGGTGCAAAGGAAGGTGGTGTACTTCATGACATCCTCGCCGCCTTAGTACCTGTCGTTGAGGCGCTGGTCATCCCACTTAAGGCCGTTGCAGACATCATCGCGTTGGTCTCAGCAGGATTTAACATCGCTGGTCACGCGATTGGTGGCACCATGGCCGCCATTCATTCTGCGCTGACAGGAGATTTTGCAGGTGCCAAGAACATCATGTCAGACATGGGTTCAGACATCGCCAAGATCACCAATGACTACACCAAGTTTGCAGACAAGTTATGGAGTGGAGCACCCGTCGATTCAGTCGCCAAGAAGGAAATCAAGTCGACCATTGGGGTCATTGGTGACCTTGGTGTTGAGAGTAAGAAGAACGCAGAAAGCATGGCCAAGGACGCAGAAAAGATCGCTGATGAGTATAGAAAGGCGCAACTTGACTTAGGTAAGACGTTATACGCGATCACCGCGTCTGGAAAGACAAGTGAGGTCGCCTGGCAAAATTCTTATGGGGCTTACTCTAAGTTTAACCCTGAGCAGAAGGAGACCCTTCTTAACCTTGCAAAGGAGATCGACCTGCAGACCACCTTGATGGCCATCTCTAAACAGAGGATAGCGGTCAATGACAAGTACACTGACTCATTAAGGGCCGCGCAAAGTCTTTCAAAAAATGAAGGTGTCTCAGGAATAGTCAATAGAGGTGCCGCCAATGAGATAGACACGTACCTCGCGTCTGTTGATAAGTACCTTGCAGCTCAACGTGAGATCATTAAGAACTATGAAGGGGAGGCCAAGGCCAAGGCAGAGGCCGCGCTTGCCTCATATGAACTTAACGCAAAGTCAGATGAGACCGTCGCCAAGATCAGAGAGCAGGTCGTCGCGACAAAGGAGTTAAATCAAGAGACAGAGATATGGACCAACACCATTCAAAACAACCGCGATTCCTATGAAAAACTTGGCACAGAGGTCGGCAAGTTAAATGAGTGGTTGAAGGAAGGTAAGATATCTCAAGATGAATACACCAACGCGATGGAAAAGAATGGACGGAAGCAGCAAGACCTTTGGAAGAACCAATCAGAGGCCAATCGCCAGTACTATGACTTAATCATCGCGCAAAAGGAACAACACGCGATCCTATTAAAGTCTCAAGAGATGCTTAACACTGCGTACAAGGACGGCACCATCACCCTCGCTGACTACAACTACAAGATGAAGCAGGTGAATGACTCAATGCGCAACCTTGACAGCACCTACGCCATCGACCAAATAGATAAGTTGGATGGACAGATCAAGTCTGCCACCGCGTCCTTTGAAGGAATGTTTAGTGATTATATCTTTCAAGGGATGCAGGGCAACTGGCAGAACCTTGGTGACATGACCAAGAAGATCATCGACCAAATGGTGGCCAACATGATCGCCGCCAAGTTGCAGATGATCCTATTTGGAGACGTTGGCTCAACACCAGCAGGAAAGACACCCGCCTCAACAGGACTGTTTGGTGGAGTGTTAGGCAACGTGTTTGGTGGCAGTCAATCTGCAGGTGGGGTAGGACCATCCTCTTCAAACAACACCACGTCGTCAGGGCCTTCAATGTGGTCTGGCATTGGTGACTTCTTTGGAGGTCTATTTGAAGGAGGAGGTGACGTCTCCCCTAATAAGTTCTACGTGACTGGTGAAAAAGGACCTGAGATATTTAGACCTAACGTACCTGGCTCGATCATCTCTAATAAAGAGGTCAACGCAGGTGGCACCTCAAACGTCAACTTCCACATCACCGCGATGGACAGCACCGACGTAATGCGCGTGCTTAACAGCAGGTCAAGAGAGATCGCCCAGATGGTCACCCAAACAAATCAAACATACAACATGGCAGGAGCATAATATGGCCTTTGTAAACGCACTCTTTCCAAACCCAAAGCTACTCAATGGTCTCAAACTTCAGTATTCTATGCAGACGCAGATCGTTGGTAATGGAACAAGTGAGTATAGAATTTCAAAGCAGGAGGCACCACGCAGGATCTGGACTTGGTCCGCGCGTGCCATGAAGTCATCAGACCTTAAGGCCATTCATGACTTCTTACTCAACAAGAACATGCAACTATTTTCCTTTAGATTTCATGACCCAAGAAGTGGTAATGAGTTTCACGTTAGGTTAAACCAAGCGACCATTGAAGAGACCATTGAGATCTATGACAGGATAGGAAATCCTATCTACTCAACGATGTCTGACATCTCATTGATAGAGGTCATTGAGTGAAGACAATAAACAGCAATTTACGCGCTGAGATAGACGCGGGCACCATCGCCAATTGCGTCAAGATCGTCTTAAGGAATGGCGTCATCCACGCCTTTACTGACCACGACAATAACTTAGTGCTTGATGGAATCACCTATCTACCCGCGCCTGGTCTTCAAAAGATCAAGATGATCAACCAGACGGGGCAGACACTTTCTAATCAAACGTTTGGCGCGGCATGGGTCGACGTACCTGAAACAGACTTGATAGCAGGCAACTTTGATGAGGCCCACGTAGAGGTACATTGGGTCTCATGGAGGCATCCTGAGTATAGCTCATTCACGGCGTACGTCGGTACCCTTGGCTCGCTGACTTGGTCTGAGTCTGGCTTTGTAGCAGACATCTACAGTTATGCAAAAAACCTGCAGCGCATGATCACCCCAGTGGTCACGGCAAACTGCAGACACGTGTTGTATGGAGGTCCTTGTAAGGGACAGGCAGGTTATTGTGGCGTCAACAGAGGCAACTTTACTGGACATGGCGCGGTGGCCACCGTCTTGACCCCAGGCTACACCTATGACATGTCTGGCATATCTCAACCAAATGGTTTTTTTACCGCAGGCAGCATGGTGATGACCTCAGGTAAGTCAGCAGGCGCAAAGCTTGAGATAAAGTCTCACTATGGTGGTACCTTTAACCTGCGCATTCCATCACCTTACCCACTTGAGGTAGGTGACACGTTTGAGTGCTACGCTGGTTGTGATCTAACGCTGGCCACCTGCAGAGACAAATTTGCAAATCTACCTAACTTTGGTGGATTTCCACACATTAAGGCACAGGTTAATTTCCAATGACGATAAGAGATAAGATCATAGAAGAGGCAAGGTCATGGCTCTACACCCCATACCATCATCAGGCGGCGGTCAAGGGAATTGGCGTTGACTGCGCTTACTTCATCGGTGCCATCGCTGAAAACGTTGGGTTGATAGATAAGTTCTACGTGGAGCCATACTCAATTGAGTGGCACATGCACAATCCAGAGGAAAAGATGCTGCAGATCATAGAGGGATTTGGTGCCGTCAAGGTAGAAAATTATAAGCCAGGCGACATCCTCGTCTTTAAGTATGGCAGAAGTTGTAGTCACCTCGCCATCCTGCTACCAGACAATTTTATAATCCACGCGTCGATTAAACACAAGATGGTCCTTGCAGAAGAATTCCGTGATGATTACGTCACCCGTTATAAGTGCGCGTATGCCTATCCAGGTGTAGTATGATCCCTGAATACGCCACCACAGACATAGTACTCGCGGCCACCTTAAAGGTCATGAACTTTAAGTTAAGTAGGATCGACACTCAAGGAACCAAGGGCATCTTCTACTTTACAGAAGTTGACAAGGACGTACTTACGCAATATGACATGGGGTTGTTGTTGGTTGAACCCATCACCTTCAACAACGCGATTAGGCTACTGACCGTGGCCGTGAAGCGACAATTAAAACTATAGGACAAGCATGAGCAATTTACTAATCCCTGCCGGTGGTGCCTTAATTGGATCGATGTTTGGGCGTACAGGTGCGGCCATTGGTTGGTTGATTGGGTCTGCCTACTCAAGCAGTAGCAACAGCACCGCTCAACCAACCATTGGTGACCTTACCGTGCAGACCTCTCAGTATGGGGTCTCAATTCCATTTATCCTTGGAAGACAACGCGTGACGGGCAACATCATCTGGGCGGCCAACAAGGTGATGTATGAAAATAAGGATAGCTTCTTAGGGCATGGAAAGGGTGGCTCATCAAATAACTCTGGTTCAAACAACGCGTCTGTTCCTGGTACCACAAGTCAGCCAACTCCTGGCTACACCATCTCCTGTTTGATCGCCATCTGTCAAGGACCTATCTTAGGGATTTCCCGCGTCTGGTCTGATGGAACGCTGATCATCTCCTCAGGCAACTTGATTGGCACCTTGTATAGAGGCACCATGGACCAGACGGTTGACCCATACTACGCGATGGCGGTAGGTATACCAAACGCACCTGCATATAGAGGCATCGCCTACATGGCGCTACACAATTATGACCTTGGCATCACGGGCCGCGTGCCTCAATTTAGCTTTGAAGTCGTCAAAGAAGGAATTTTATAATGGCCCAGATACCTCAAGGCAATGAGATCTATAAGTACTACACCGTCACCCCAGCAGGCACCCCAAAGGACCTGCTGCAGATAGGTAAGTACATCTGGGTGTTGACTGACAGCAACGTCTGCGTCTATTCTTATTATGATTATGATAACCTGTATGACATCACTGAGTCAGAATATGACTGGACCGCGCGTGATGAGTTAAACCCATATGACTACGTGACCAAGATAAAGTTAATCAAGAACGTCATCCCTACCACCGCGGATCACACGTTTGCAACCAACGTCGCCTACTTAGAAGGTGAGCAGACCATTGGTGGAACAGCAGTCGTTTCTAAAGACGTCGTTAGTTTAACTGGGCAGACAGATAGCACTCAAAATGGGTTGTACGTCGTCACTCAACTTTCTGACGCCATATCAAGTGGGAGTGCCACCGTGTATTCTAACTTTAACCTCGCGTCTTTATCAGGTGAGCAGGACATTAATGGCGTCAACATCGTCACTGGCAACATCGTCAACGCGCAGCATCAGACCATCACTGGAAACAATGGGTTGTACTACGCCTCAACTTCTGCGTGGATCAAGATAAGTCCAACCACACCGATCATCTACTATGACGTCAATCAAGCCACGCTGTCTGGAGAGATAACGTTAGGTGGGATCAACGTGGTTGCAGGTAATTTAGTCACAGTCTCTGGGCAGACCATCACTGGTGATAATGGCACCTACGTCGTTCAAACAGGCGCGTGGAACAAGTTAACATCTACTACCCCAGCGTCAGTCACATTCAATGTAACTCCTCTAAGTGGAGAGAAGACCGCTTCTGGAACAACATTATCTGTAGGTGTGATAGTCAATGCAAACGCGCAGACGACATCATCTCAAAATGGGCAGTACGTAGTACAGTCAGCGGCATGGACGTTGGTAGATCCATTCCTAAATGACTATTATAAATCAACAACAAATATTTCTTCATTAAGTGGATTACCTTCAATTACATACTTACATGTTAAGAATTATCCTAGTGGTAACACCGCGACATCATACACCCAAGTGGTCACGCAGGGGTACATCATCGTGGTTGGATTTCAGACAGATCCAACGCAAAATGGTACCTACGTTATTGTCTCAAGTGGTGCATGGGTTAAGATAGATCCAACCGCCACCATCCCTGAACCAACTTGGTATTTTGGGATTACAGGAAATAGTTTGACTACAAGTTACACCAAGTCAGGAGCACAGACGATTGGTGGAGTTAGTTGTCCAGTGGGATCTCTTGTAAAGTTATCCTATGGAGCTATTGGTAATAATGTGCAGATGTGGAATAGGGCTTTTGATAACTGGCAGTTTACTAATTTCATTGGGATCTTCTTAGTTTGTAGTGGTGCTTGGATAAAGGTGCAAAGTAATATCTTAAATAACATTCCTCCTGCCACTAACATGACCTTATCTGGAACAGGTGCGTTTGCTGGAACTTTGTTGTCCGCAGGTTCTAAATTCAACCTATCAAGACAATCAAATACCTCAGAAAATGGAGTTTATACCTTCGTCGCCAATGGAAACTGTACTCAGTTTAGTAGTAGTAATGATGGGGCTTATCCTTACGTTGATGAGTATCTTGATACCATCAACCTATCGGCAAATCCTAAATATAACGTCAATGGGACGACTGTCAAGATAAACTACCGCTACGCTAACGTTGGAAACATAGTTAAGATTGCCAACCAGACGATCACCGCAAATAATGGAAATTATTTGGCGCAATCAGGTGCTTGGTTAAAACTTGGTAGTCTTACACCTGTAGTTTTAACTAGCAACGTTACGTTGAGTGGTACATCGTCATTTGGCGCTTATAGTTACCTTGCAAATACCATCGCCACCTTGACCAACCAGACGACAACCTCTGAAAATGGGTCTTACTTGGTCAGCACAGGCGCGTGGACTAAGCTGACGTCGCTTACTCCCGTCGTCACTTCAATTATAAACATTACTTTAAGTGGGTTGCAGAACATTGATGGAACTCCAGTAATTACAGGAAATGTGGTCAGTCTAACTAATCAGACCAACACCTCTGAAAATGGGTTGTACATCGTTAAGTCAGGCGCTTGGATTAAGATACCTTCATTGACACCAACCATCTCACCAACGGTCAACGTCGCGCTGATTGGAGAGCAAACGATCTATGCAGTTCCAGTTCATGCAGGAGATGTCGTTCACGTGGCCAATCAAACCAATTTAACTGAAGATGGGTATTATATCGTTAGTGCAGGTGCTTGGACAAAACTTAACACGCGTGGCTGGATTAAACTTACACCCCCATTTATCAACTTCACTACCGACGGGCACAAAGTTTATCTTAATAGAGGAACTTCAGTGATCGACATTGACGTCGATTCCATGGAGATCACCTCTACAAGTTCACTTGTCACGCTTGATTCAGGATTTACGTACACAAGCGCCATTTACGCTGATGGTTATCTATGGCGCATTAAGAAAAACACGTCAACAAAGTTTGACACCGTGCAAAGCATGGACCTAACTAACACGCGTACTTGGGTTGATTATTACAATTTTCCTATTAGACAGGTCGCCACCAGAAAATTTTGCTCAGGTAAGAATGGTTATCTTTACATCTCTTCTTGGAACACGGCAGAGGTCGTGAAGTTAAGTACCTCAGACCCACTTGACTACGCGTCAACGCGGTTTGACTTTACTCCAGACTTAATAAAGTTTGATGAAAAATTTAACAAGATCCTGGTACATACAGGGACAGATAAGATAGTCGCCATTGACAGAGGTACAGGCGTGGTGACAAATCTCTATTACACGACATGCCCAGTGATCGACATCAGCACCTTGTCTTCAGATGGGGCTCATTGGATAGTTAGAAGCGACAAGGTGGTCCACAAGATAAAGCCAGATGGAACGACCATGTTGAGGACAAAGGAACCAATTAAGATGAGCATTCCTGTTGTAGGAGGAGTCGCCAAGTTAAGCATTCCTGTGCTTGGGCTTGACGTGGCAGGTGGAGGTTCTGCAACGACAGACGTTGTCATTCCAATCACCAACACCAGGTTAAACAACGCGCTTGGGTTCATATCTCAAGATCTACCTAATCAAGTCATAACCATGGATGAAGTGACCTACTCATTTACGTTAAATGACATTGAACTTGCCAATATTATAAAGACAGACAACTGCACCACCCAATTACTACTTACACCTGAGTACAACATCATCAATCACAACGATGGACATCCATTGCTGATCAATGAATACATAGTCTGCATCTCAGGTGCAAGCGTTTGGTTTGCACGTAATAAGAACAACTACTATAGAACAAGTACAATGAACATTACGGGACAGGCGATGGTCTACTCAGGAACTGACTTCTACACAGGAGAGGCATAATGGCCGACGCACCAAAAAAGAATTGTTTCAGATGTGATAGCACAGATAAGTCCGTCAAAAAGACTGCAGACACAGAGACGACAAAGACAAAGGACCTGCCTGACGCCGCAAAGTTAGATCAAGGGGTCTACACCGTGCATGATGATTGTGGTTGTACCAAATATATTGTTGTTGATGAAAATGGAAATGCTACCGTCACCAACACTCCTCCTGGTGGTGACCCAACTACCCCTGAAAAGCCTGCGTCGTTGATCGATTCTGTTTGGGACTACATCAAGAACTGGATTGCAAATGCAGACATCTTTGATTGGTTAAAGGCCGCGTTGATCTTAGGTGGTCTCATCTATGGTGGTAGTAAGTTGTTAGACCAATTCAACAAGAATGGTGATGAAAATAGTCCTGCCTTGTCCCATCCTTATGATGGATCTCCTGTCTTTACTCAAAGTTATGTGGCACCTACCTTACAACAGGTGGTCGCCACCCTCTGTGAGATAGCGCAGGTTGAGTGTGACGTGTTTGGTTTATCTCAAGAACCTATCTTGATGACCATCGGCAACAACGTTAGCATCAACACCATCCTACAGCAACTTGGTCAGATCTACATGTTTGACGTGGTGCAATCTCCTGGTCCATTAAGATTTAAGCACCGCTACGTCAATGACCAAGTAGACACCACCATCAACCTGGTTGACATGGGTTATTCAGACAATTCTGCAAACCTACCTGATAAGATCACCGTGAAGCGCCTTCAAGGTCTTGACCTACCGCGCTCAATCGCGTTGACCTACTTCATGGATGAGTTGAATGACACTAACTTTACCCAGATGGCACGTCTACCTACCTACGTCTCAGGAAATGACATCGCGATCAACGCCTCAATGACCTTATCTCATCAAAAGGCCAAGGACATCGCTGAGATCATCTTGATGGCCGCGCACATTGAGCGCACTTCTTACATTTTTAACACAAGTTATAAATACATTCATGTAGAACCAGGTGACATCGTCAGAAATGACCACGTGGGCAACATGCGCGTCACTAAGATCACTGAGTCATCAGAAGGTGTGCTTTCATTTGAGGCGGTCAACGCAGGAATTGAGGATAGTTTGTCTGCCTATGGACAGGCACCTGCTTATCCCGTGCCTCACATCGCGGGAGGTTCAAATCAATACTCTACCGTGACTGAGTCAAACGCGCTGTTTATAGACCCACCTTACATGATAGGTGAGGACCTTGATCAAACGCGTCTGTTGGCGGCCATTCATGGTTATGGAAATCCATCATGGACAGGAGCGTCTGTGTACGTCAGTAGAAATGGAGGAAGTTCTTACACGGTCATCGCCAACGCGCAGTCAGAGGCCACCTTTGGGTTATGTGCCGCGACCTTGGCTGGATGCAGTGCCCCTAACGTGTTAGACCTCGCGTCATCAATCTCAGTCACCTTGAAGACAGGCTCACTGAACTCAGTCACAGACGTTGAGTTAAACAACGGCGCCAACTTGGCGTACATTGGGCAGGAACTAATTGGATATGGTGTGGCCACCTTGACTGGTGAAAAGACATACACCTTATCTCGCCTACTTAGAGGAAGATCTGGAACAAAGATGTTTATCAGTCAGCACACGCCAAATGAATTATTCGTGCTAAAGAACAGCTTAACCCCGATCAACCTTAGCCCAAGCGACGTTGGTCAGACCTTAAAGTTTAAGGTCGTTAGTACAGGACAGTCGGTCTCCTCAGTAGATGCACAGGACGTGACGGTCGCCTCAAACAACTTGAAGTTGTGGCAACCAACCAATGGTGGGCATACCTTGTCTGGAACCACCCATAACTTTACGTGGAGTGAGTCTATTAGAAAGCCAAATAGTACCGCGCCTCTTGCAACACCACATGACATAAGTTGGACGGCGTTTGCAATTGGTGTCTATGACGTCAATGCAAACTTAAAGTCAAAGCAGGTGGTCACGACAAGTTCTTGGAGTTATCCAATCGCCCAACAGACGATTGATTTTGGTACAGCACCAACCCACTTCTACATCTCAGTGGTGCCTATCTCCATGCAGCATGGTAATGGTTATCCACTAACAATCAACGTATAGGAAGCATTATGGTACAAGCGACAACAACAACTC